TTTAAGAACTTGATGATCTTGCCATCCTCCTCAACATCATCAATCACTTGTTTTAATGTTTTTGTTTCCACAATGTCCTCTCCTGTTGCGCCAGTCCTGACAGTCGCTATTTCATCCGTCAGATCCATCTGCTTTCTTCCTTCCACATCAAACAATCCTTCATCAGCTGTTTTTTGTTCAGGCAGTCCTTTTTCTCGTATTGAAATTTCATTCCACTTCTCATTAATAATTTTCTTTTCTTTTTCAAATATTTTTAATTGATCAGCAGTTTCTTTAGCTGTTAAATCAGTTCTGCCACTATATTTATTATAAGCAGAGTTTGGTAATTTTCTTAATCTTTCATACAGATCCACCATTTCTTTTAAATGTAGCTGCAATTCAAATCCCAAACCATCCTTTGTAACTAATTGTAAATGAACAGATCTATATCCTGATCCATTTGGTTCAACAAATTTATCCTTGAGTTGAATAATTTTATAATTTTTGCGTATCAATCCTTCGGCTCTATAAACTTCATCCATAGAATTAAGGATTAATCGACCTCTTATAATATCAGGCTCGTATGCTGCCGACCATTGAGGTAGACCTGATTTTTTCTTAACATTAATATTACTTAATAATTTTTCTTTTTTCTTAATATTAACAACAACCTTTGATTTCTCAAAATTCTTGCCTATATTAATTATAGAGGCTTCAATATCATCGATATTTTTTGAGGCTAATTTAAACAAATCCTCGACATTATCGGTAACTTGCAGTATTCTTGAATTAACTATGTCAATTAAATCTCCAATAGAATTATTAACATCAATACGAGATTTTAACGGAGTTGCTGTTGCACTCGCTAAAACAGATTCAGATGGAAGTATAGTTGTTACTTGGTCGCCAAGTAAATCTTCCTGGATTCCTTCTAAACGAGGAGGAACAGATGTGTCCGCTGTAATGCGTTCCCCTGATGCTGGAACTGATTTAACTTCTTCTATTGCTTCTTCTAACTGATCATCAGCTATCTTAATAGGCTTTGGTCCGTGAGGATCATCGTGTGCCTCCAGTTTTTCTGTGATTACGCTTTCTTTAGGTTTTTGTCGAGTCGGAGTTTCCGATTGCGTAGCAAGTGCAGCGCGTTCTGCTCCGCTTGCATCAATCCCCTTGTGATCGCCTCGTTCAATTGCGTTGAGGACAGCTGCTTTAAAAGTTTTAACTGCTTCGGACTTGCGACCATCCTTCCAAAGTCTTGCCGCGGCTGTAAGTTCGTCTGAGAGCTGACCTTTTCGGTTGGCGAGTTTTTCGATTTTGTGTATTGCGATTGCATTCTGTTCTGCCTTTTCTATATTATAATCAGTATCTAGCTTATTCCTAGCACTTTTTGTAATTGTTTCATCATTGTCTACTAAAGCCTTAAATATTCCTTTTTCTTTTTTTAAATCCCTGAGAGCCGCCGCTAAAACCTTTGCTCGCTCCACGATCAGGTATTCGGTTATCATGCTCTCTCCGAACATGTCCGTTGTTCTCTTTTTAGCCACTCCAGCACTTTGAGCCGTTAATATCATGGTCCTCGCCTCAACCGCGCTCGCTGGATTGGCTTGGGTTAATAATTTCAGAGCCGCTATGCTTTCACTTGGATCTTTAATCAGGTATCCGACCTCCGCCGCAATGTTATCCTTGATGTTTCCTTTGAGCCAATACTGGAAACCTTCATCTCCGAGCCTGTACAATCCCATCGCGTTGCGCCAAATTGCCTGGCTAGGCTTGATCCTTCCCTCCAGCCTGGCGGCTGTCAGGGTTTCTCCGAGCTTGAACAATATCCTGGCGACATCAGCTGATTTTGCCGTTCCTGACACGATGTTGAGAGTCATCGCCTCCACCATCGTATCCGAGGATGTCCAGCCGTCTTTTTCTCGCCTTATTGTCGCCGTTAAATAAACATCCTGTTTTGGATCTTGCTTCTTAATCCGTTTCGCCAGTCCTAACCGCTGATGTCCGTCAGCAACAAAATATTTTCCGTCAGCTCGCTGCCACACCATGACCGAGCCAGCCGCATCATGATCCCATTTTTTCACTCCTATGAGTTTTTCCTGGACACCAAAACTATCGCCGCCAGTCTTGAACTGGAAGGTGCTGGCATCCACTTCAATTTCATCAGGATTGAGCCTGACATCCCTCATGACTGGTCTTGACTCATCAATGTCAAGTGCCGCCGTGGGGGATTCTGATATTTTTATTTCTTCATTTTTTATGATTGATTCCGTTGCTCCATTCACTCGTTCATTATGTTCCGACTGACCAGCCGTGTTTTTTTCCAGCGGATTGTCAATGTCATCCAGGATCTTATTCTCTAAATTCTGCGCCGCATTCTTGTACGAAGGATGCACCTTGACCGCATCAGGCAATGAATTGAACAATGCGATCATTTGAGTCGGAGGCAGTTCATTAATCCGATCCTTGATGTATTCAAACATTAATTCAGGATCTACATTTCTTTTTGCTTGTTCAACCCATGCAGTTTTTGTTTTTCCATCTTTATCTTTATAAGTTCTTTTAACTTTTTCTATTCCAAAAAACTTTTGAAATTCCTTACCGATGATCTTATTGCGTATCTTCGGATCCGTCTTGGCTAAAGCCATTTCTGCGGATTTTACGAGAGCAGCCGTGCTTTTCACCCCAGCCGTCAAACCGCCAGCGAATATTCCGCTTGCCAGTCCGACAGTTCCGATGATTTTAGCCGCATCCCCCCAGGTGTAATCCTGTCCTAGTTTTTGTCGATACGGAACGACATTCTTTTGTATGAGCGTTTCCGCGCCAGCTCCGATGATCGCCTCGATGGCGGCTGTCCTCAAGGCTGCATAAACAATGCCGCCTTCCCAGCCGTACATTAAACTTAACGGCAGACTCGCAAGTATGACTGGATCTTGAAATCCAGCCTTTCCTGTTCCAACAAGCATGCCTCCCCACTTATTCCAAGTGCCATCGGCGTACATCATGGCAAGAGCCAGGTCTTTCTGCGTTTCAGCAGCCTTCTGTTGCCGCAAGGAGAAAAAATGATCGTATCCCTTGAACTCCTTGACTCCCTGTGTGTCTGTTTTTTTTCTTTCCTCCAACGTCTTGGCGACAAAATTCTCCAGGTATTTTATTTTCTGCTTGTAGGGAGCTGGAACTTTAGATCCAGTCAGCCAGTTCAATCCCAGGGGATCGAAAAGAGTTTCATTATAAGGATCATCCACTTCAGGAATCTGGTCAGTGAAATGAGGCATCACAACACCAAGCTTATCCCACATTTCTTGCTGCACCAATTCCCAGTCATCAACCAGTCCGTTGTATTCGGACACGGATCGACCAGAATCATATAAATCATCGTGTGCGGCAGCCATCACATCGCTGAATGTCTTTGGTGCTGTGATCGCAGTTAATCCGTTTCCCCTGTACCGCTTATCCGTTCTGTCCGTGAAAAAACTTTTTGACGGCGGAGCCTTGCTCGCATCAAGAAAACTGTTTTTTATCTCCGTTTTCTTCTGGGGAACGCCGAACGAGGAAAAAACTCGCCAGTCATCCATTTTTTTATGTAATTCTTTTGTTATGTCTTTCTTTTTTATGTCTTTTTTTTCAACTGGATCAGGAGTGATGAAATCCATCAGCTGATTCTTTTTTTTCTTGAGGCTTTCAGTTGTGCTGACTAAAAATTCATCGAGCTTGTCCGCTCCTGTTTGCAGCAAATCATCAGATTTTTTTTTTAGATGGTCCGCCTCCTTATTTCTCCTGGTATTAAATTTATCTCCAAAATCCCTTAAATTTGCCTCAACTGCATCCCAATCTCCGTCAGCAGCCTGTTGAATAAAATCCATTCTTGTTACTTTATCAGATCGGTAAAAACCAGTTCCGTGTTGAAAACCAACCGATGCCACGACTGTTTGCTGTTCAGGTTCTAAATCTTTAAATTGCACTGTTGGATTTAAACTGTTGTATGTTTTTTCTACAGCTTCAGCATAAAATTCCTTGCTCGCTAAATCAACCTCCATCACTTCATGATCATTCAGTTTTAAATTCCTTGCGACTTCTTCCGCCTCCGCTCCTGAAATGCCAAGATAGGGTGTGAGCTTGTCAATGAGCTGGGTGCTTAATCCAATGCTGGCAAGAAAGTTCGTGTCCTTCTCCTTGAGATCAAATCCTGTGGCGATCGTCACTCCTGAATTAAGGTCTGGTACATATCCCTGGTTCGCTCCCTTTCCTTCCAGGGTGGCGATGAAATCCCAGTCTATTTTAAAATTACTCATCTGTGATACAATCCCATAGTTTTATAAGCACTAATATCTGATGCAATTTGACCTCTTTCATTAGGATTTCCAGATTCTTTCCACGCCTTTATGAGATCAGGCAAGATGCGGTTGATGTTTAAAGTTATGTTCTCCTGTCTTTTGTTTTTATAATATTCCCTGGCTGGGTCGCCTGGAGCATTAAAGAGGATGAAGTATTCTCCGTAGTCCGTTGTCTCCAAATGAATCTTGTCATATCCCTGTTCCTTGAATAATTCTTCCGCCGTTATTTCTGTTTGTTTCCCTCTGTCAAAAGGCATGTTGTTCATGTACGCATTAGGTAATCCAGTGAACGTAATGCTCTCCTGTGTTCCCATGTACCGATTGCTAATAAGAGCGGTTCCCTTGAACAGCATCTCATCCGTCATGTAATTCTCCAGTAAAAATTCAAGTGACGGCTGCTTGCCATCCAGGTGTCCGTTGTGTTTTTCCTGGGGAATGATGATAGGCTTGTTGTTATACTTCTCAATGCCTCCCATCTCTCCGTCATTGGTTTGAACCATTCCAGCCGCCATTTGAATAGCCAGCCTGTAGGTTTCTTGCAGATCCGCGCTTTCAGGATTGTCAATGGCTTGCTTTTTTAAAATTTCATTATCTCCGACAAGGCTTGCAAAAATGAACTTGGATGCCTCGGTTATGTTAAGGAATGTTTCATCGGCTGTATCCAGCATGTTGCCAGTCATTTCCTCAAAGACATCCTTATACCCATGGGTGTTGTTCGTTAATTGAAGGCTGGCTATCGTAGCCGCCTTTTCAGGATTCCGCATGTCCACCCATCCGTTGACCAATAATTCGGTTGACGAAGTGGAACCGCCGTCATTCAACGACATCAGCATTCCCAGATGCGCCATTGCTGGACTGCTGTTTGACAGCTCCCTGAAAGCCGAGTTGGACCATGTCCCTGAAATCATGTTCACGTTCCTGGCTAAAGTCATTATTTCTTCCTTGTTGCCGTTTTGAAACATGTCCTTGATCTGCTGCAAGTCAGTTGTCCTGAAGAATTGCGGCTCGTCAAGATTGTATTGTGTTGCAAGACCATACGCAAACTGTCCGTACACTTGCGCTTGCTCCATGAACTTATTTGGATTTTTCTCCATCCAGTCAATCGAAGGAGCTGCCAATCCAAAAGCATCCGCAATTTTAAAAATATCACTATTCCAATGCTGCTCCATGAAACTGACGAGCTTTTTAGCATGTTCCTCTAAATCCGCAGTTACACGAACCTCATTGCCGTTAACGTTGATTACCCTTTTTTCGTAAAAATCCGTTCCTGAATCATCTGTCAATATCGCAGTAATGCTGTTTGTAAAATCACGCACTTGTTCAAGCGGCAGTTGTTGCAAGGCTGTGATGGCGACATGGTTGCTTTTTGCACTTTCTAATTTTTGTAATTGTAATCTAACTGCATCGGATTCAGGAATTAAACCATTATCCTCCAATTTTTTCATCAAATCTATTCCATTATTCATTATTGTGGAATATTGTGCCATGCTGCCGAAGTATTGAGGATTGGTCGGATCTATGAAATTTGTAACAATGGAATTGAAATTTGTCTTTTGCGTTCTTAATCCTGTTCTAATGGCTGAATTTTTTGATGCTATGGTATTCCTGGCAATTCTTTGAAAGTACAGGATTTTTTCAGTTGTGAGTTTATCCTTGAAAGCTGTAGTGTTCTCTGACAAATACAAGAATCTATCAGGCTGCTCGTATGCCATCCTTTCGCCTTCCACCTCAAACACCTCTTTTTTTAATTTAGCGATGTAGGTGTCAGGAGTTTCTCCTGACGGAAGCAGTCCAGCATTATAAGCCTCATAAACAATGCCGTTATCTCCGAACATCTTGCTCATAGCCTTTAATTTTTCCGCACTATTGCCGTGATGATAGTCGAATGTTAAATCCTCGATTTCCTTATCAAAAATAACTTGTCCTTTATTAATTTCAGTCTTGCGAAGGGTGGACATAACCGACAGGGAGGCTGTTGAAAAATATTCCTCCCAATCCATTAGTGCGACACCTTCCGCCACCTTGTCATTAAATAATTTTATTTTGTTCTTGGCGATCCTGTTTCCTTCTGAAAAATATTCTTTCCAAGCCTCATTCGTATTTGGATTTTCTGCTGAATTTATTGCCAGCTCGTTTTCAATTTGTTTCATATCACTCATGAAAGACTTAACTTTATTACTACGTTGTAATTTCAGTTGAGCGATGTCCATGTCGGTCTTTAAATCTTCGTTCAGTTTAAAAACCTTGTCCGCATAATCCGTGTTAATTTGCATCTCATTTAATTCAGTTTCTGATGCAATCTTATGCAATGTGCTTTTTAAATCTTTTTGCTGCTTATGGACATCCGTTTCAAACGCTTTTTTCTGCCTGTGCTTTGCAACCTTAAATTCTGTTTCCCCTCGGTACAGCTGGGAGCCTATTCCCAATACTTGCTCGCCGATCTTGGATGCCGTCTGATACGGCAGCATCACCGCAGCCGTTGGATCAGGAATGCCTGAAGTGACTCCAGCTATCTTTGTTACTTGTGTCTTGCTTTTGAATGTGGGAATCTGAACCATTATTAAAATCCTTTTTGAGCCAACAGATTTCTGTTTTGATTATTAAGAACAGTGATCTTTTGGTTAAGATCGCTTGTAAGCGACATCAGGTTTTTGGAGTTGGTGTTCATGGTGTCAACAATTATTTTATTATTAGCCGCGCTTGAATTGATGATCGCTTGCGCGTTAGCCGCCTGTGTGTTGATTAATGTCGTTGATTGAAGTGCCTGTTGATTGATCATCGCTTTTGCTCCGTAAAAGCCGACCATCGTGCCAGCCGCGCTCATCCATGCGGCTGATCTCTGTGATCGCGCCTGGAATAAAGCCATCTGACCTTGCATCCGTGCCAGGACAGCTTGCTCCTTGTAGTCATAACTGTCAACCTGGGAGGAGTATCTGATGTTCTCCCTCTCCAGCTCCGCCTCGGCTAAATTATATTCGAGTATCTCCAGGGGGGTTCCAGCCATCCTGACTCCAGCAGCCCTGTAAGCAGCCTCGGTTGATTTCTGTTGGAGTGCGAAATCCCTGTCAAACCGCCTGACGTTGTATTCGCCGAGCTTGATGGCTTGATCCGCCTTGTCATCCAAGACACCAGCGTTGCGTTCCGCCATTGTGTTCTGATAATGACCAGCCGCCATTGCAGACTCGCCAGCCAATAAATTGCCAGCAACACTTATGCCAGCTCCTATTCCCATTACTACTACTGGCGACATTACATGATCCTCGCAAACCTGATATAATCTTCGTTATTCTGATATTTTCTCATTAATCCTTCTTCTTCCAAGCCAAGCCATTTTGCAAATTTATGACCAAGATGAAAATCCTTCTTGACCGCCGTTTGTAATCGTTTAACATCGTTGTCTTTTATTAATTTCTCCATCCCCTTCTTGATCGCCTTCGCCGCTGCGATGCGATTCTCCCAAATTAACAAAGAACCCATGACCCATCCTTCAAAGACATGATCCCACACTGGTATCACTCCGCCTGAACAGATGATGTCATCATCCTTCATGGCTGTGAATGACATGCCAGGAACTTCCAGTCCGTTAAGGTTCTCACGAAACTTCTTATCAATCTGTGTCATCGGATCATTCATGATCGCATTGACCATGATGTGTGCGTGTTTTTTCTTAAAATTGATTATTTCTAAATTAACCATCATTCACAGTGATGCGAGGATAAATTGAAATTAACGTCAGAGGCAAGGGTTGAGTCTGCCTCACATAAATGTGTCCATCCGTGTTGAAGTCATCACGGAACTCCACTTGCTTGTCACCAGTGAACAGCGGAACTGCCGTGTCCATTGATGCCGCGCTTGAGCGAAAAGGTATCCTTTCCATGTTCGTTAAACTGGAACCCACCTCCACGCCCACGCTTTCATGCACGCGCAAGGTGATTTCATTAATTCTTTTAGTCCTGGATTGTGACGTTCCTTCATCCCCCTTGTTTTCAATCCGCATGGTTTGAAGCACCGAATCATAAGGAAGTCCTATTTGAGCTTTTGTCGCAGAACGATCCAACGTCAGTGATCCTCCAGTCATGATGGCTCCGCTTGCAACCGACTTGACTGGATGGGTTGCGCCGTTCGCCAGGATCGTCACGCTTTCCCCCTCCAAGTGTTCCAAGCCAGTGATGGCTGTTGTAGACGTTCCTGAATAAGTCAGTCCGCTGTCAACAAAAAATCCGTCTTTTTGATCCGTTCCGTAATCAAATAAATTCAAATATTCCACATACCGCCTGGTCGTTCCATTGATGGTTCTTTTAACAATCATCCATAATTCATCCTCATTGGAGTCCGTTGGTATGGTCGCCACGCTTTCCACCACCGCAATTCCTTCATCATCTGTTGTCAGCCTGGTCGTGTCCGAGCTGGTAATCTTGATGGGATCCGCTCCAGTCTTGGATGTCTCCTTGATCGTAACCACAGCCGCCGATGGATTGGCAACAGTGAAATCGGCGTGTGCGTTGATCGCCGTGTAAATGTTATCCGCGGTCGTGTCATTGCTTTCATTCGGTCTGAAACCAAGAGTTTCATCAGGCGCGGTTCCCCCTGATGCCTCGGATGTGAAAGTGACGGATGTGCCGTCTGATTTTGTTATTTTTAAAGTCGTGCCAGTCGCAATGTTGCCATAATCCGATACAGTGATGGTCGCCTCGCCAAAGACACCGCCCAGTTTATGACGATGCCATCCGACAACCTCCTCGGCTCTCGCATAAGTGAAACCCAATAAATATCCATCAGATCGTACGCACCATAATATGCTGTCAGGCTCTTGCTGGTACGCCATCTCCGTGATGCCGCCTTCGCTGACATGCTGCGCCAGCAAGGTCATGTCCTGTGCCTGGTACTGATCAATGTTCAAATTGTATGACAGCTCCCTTAATTTTCTTTTAGCTCGCTGCAAGAACATCGTCACGTTGGCGATCTGCACCGCATCGACATTGGCTGATCCGTGGCTGGACTGCTTTTGGATCTGCACGTTTGTTGGAGTAATGGGAGAAGTCGTGCCTGATGCACTGACCACAAATTCGCCTCCCACTGTTCCAACAATCAAGGATCGCTGCGCTGACAAGTATCGTATCGCATTCACCTTGTTTGATGCAATCGTATAGACCATCGCATCGGTGTCGCCTGTTCCAGTCGTAAAATCCTCCAATGATCCGCTGATGCTGAACCACAGTGTTTGAGGATTGTCATTTGATCCAGCGAACACCAGTCGCTGTTCAAAAAAAGTCACCGCACTCGGATATTTATCAGTTGTCGTGTTCAAGACTGGACTCGGAGATCCAGACAGGGATGGTGTTGATATTGTCCAGCTCGTATGTGCTGATCGCGTCAGTTTCCTGATGGCGTAACTTGGATGGACCAGGTACATCGTATCCGCGCTTTGAGCGAACTTGACAGTCGGTATGTCCGCAGTCGCATAAGGACTGGTAATCTGATAAATCTTGTTCGCCACGCCATCTGACGTATAGGTTTGATAATCCGCCGAGCTATCAACATTGTTTCCGTCAACGTCTTGCAGCTCAAACGTGTTGGTCGTCTTATTGGCGACCTTGAAGGTCCTTCCGTTCACCTGGACCATTCCTACAACGCTGGAAATGATGACAAAATCGCCATTGGAATATCCGTGCGAGGATGAAGTGACAACAGCTGGATCAGCTTTCGTGATCGCGGTTATCGTCTTATCCCCTTCGGTTATGATTCCGCTGTCCTTGAAAAATCGAATATAAGCGTTTCCCAGCTCCAGGACATACGTCTGCGTTGTTGAAAACTCAAAGGGAATCAACCTTGTCTGAGCCGAGCTTGTCTTTACTTCGTGTACGAATTTCGTTCCTGGTCGCCTGGTCGCCGCTCCGTGAGGATGAACAACCATGTTCTCCAATGTCTTTACGCCGTTAAAATACTTGCTTAAATCCGTTCTTCCATCCAAACGAGGAGAAAGTTCCCCAGCTGTAAAATTACTGAAGGCGACTGTCTGCCGAGCCATCAGTACCTCGCATTAATGAAGGTGCTTGCATCCAAAACTTCCGCCGTTCCCTCACTTGCATCCACATGTCTCGCCTCTCTTAATTTTTCCTTGAATTGTTCTTGCATTTGCGTTGCGAGTGATGTTGATGAAGTGATGGCGTAGCATAATTCCGCAGCCAGTCTTGCCGCAATCGTTTCCTGGAGCAAGGTGTCATATTCATTCACATCGGTTATTTTCGCAATGTAAAGTAAATAGACAGTCGCCTCATCGGTTACAATTTTTCTTCCCTCAACCTTGAATTTCTGTCCGTCATCCAGGTCAGAGGAGCTGCCGTCATGATGTCCGCCGATCTTTAATATTCGCAAGCAGTCCGCTGGCAAAGTGTATTGCTTGGCGTATTCATGTGTCGGCGTGTCCGTGTCCTGTGCGAGCTGTATTCGCTTGATCAGACAGTTCCAGGCGTGGGAGCGAAAGATTGCATCCCTGACAGGATCATACCGCTGGTTCAGCAAGCGTGCATTTTTTGAATCTTCCGTGATGTCTGTAATGTTATTTGCTCCCAGCATGTTGAGTGCCGAGTTGCATATCTCTACTTTTGATGCCATGATTTCCTTAAAAAATTAGATAAAAAAAAAGAGGGGGATGAACCCCCTCTTATTCGACTTTTAGTCAACAATGTAGACGATGTAACCTACCAGGTCATCACCATCCGCTATTGCTGTAGTTGATGTAGCACGAAGAACAACTCCGTCTTTGCTTTCAAAGACATGAGTTCCACCAGTTGCTTTTGTCGCAGCCAAGGCTCCTTCCATATCGAAGTAGCCGACTGTGTCAACATCTTCCCCGTCAACCAATCCGTCAGGATCAGCCGAGGTAGTGGTTCCGTCTTGCGCCGTGTACGCATCCCATCCAAGATCCAGTGTCGCTGAACTTGTTGTCCAGTTCACATAGGCTCTTGACAGTGCTAATAACACTCTCACTCTACCAGCTGGTAGTTCGCCAAGAGCAACTGAAGAACTTGCATCCCCAGCACCATCCTGGTCGTGAGTGAAAAACATGATTCTTAATTTACCATGTTCCTCCGTAGTCTTATTATTGGTAACAGGAGTCGCAGTACGATTAGTATATTCAGTTGATTTCTGAGTAGTAACAGCCATTTATATCCTCCTATTATTCGTTGCACGGAATTTGGACTACTTTTTCTTCTTCCATGCGAGTAGCACCAATGCTCATGGAATAATAAACTTGAGTGCTGTATGATTTATCAGCTCTCTCATCTATTCTTGCACTAACATCCTTGCCAATGGCAAGTTTGATTGCATCCTCGGTGAAAGCGAAACATAGCCTGTCATCCGTATAGGTTGAGTCAAGATTAAGCCTGTTTGACATAATAAACTTGAAACCAAGGAATGAATCAATTTGACCCATCGCTAAAGCCTTCACAGTATTATAATCAGAGTTCTTAACCTCTGTAGTGTTAAGCAAATCCTCTATTTGGGTTGCTCCACACACTACATATCTTTTTAATGATGGATCCACATCTTTGAGATCCAACTTCTTTTTTGCATCCAAAAGTTTTACAACGTTCAATCCAGTGGATTGATCTGATGTTGCGTATTTTTGAGTGCTAGGCAAGCTGGTGGATGTACCCCCAGTTTCGCCTGTATAAGCAGTCGCATTCATCGCTGTGATGATAACGTCATCGATTGATCTTCCCATCGCCGCAGCTGCCGCTTTGGCGTAAGTTGAAGTAGGATCAATCAGCATTCTTACTTTGTCCTGATCGTCTATGAGATCAGCCCATTCGTAGTCAGCCAATGATACCCTTCTTCTTGTATGGGGAGTGTCAATCTGCGGAGTGTCTGCGTGCCTGGAAGATCTCACTTGAGCAGCGGTTATACCGACTTGATCAAAATAAGCGTTCTTCCCAGTCACAGATTCCACATCCACAGCTTCACGCAAACGACTACCAAATTGTTGCGCTAGCAGTTGTACATTATTTGAATATTGCTGTACAAAAGCGGTGGTAATTTCACTTGACATAATTGCCTCCATTTAGTGAAAAGGTTATGTGTCGAGTAATTATCTACGATGTAGGTTAATCTTCATTTAGCGGCTGATAGCCGATCTTCTGTTCAGATTGTCAAACTGGATGCTCTCGCACTACCCAGTTGAAACTCCAAGTTGCATATTGCGTAATTTAAAAACTTCGTCAACAACTGATTTGTGTTCAGGATGATTTTTTAGCCAGTAAGGGGAATCCTTGTCTCCCATGATCTTTTGGATTTCTCGTTCCGCCTCATTCGGTGTCATCGCGCCAGCTTCCTCCTGACCGCCTCCCATGCTGTCCTCGCTGAAGTTTTCCGCCATGCTTACAAGTGATTTAACAAAGCCTGGATGATTGCCAAGCGGCGTGCCATCCTTCAGCATGACATCAGCCAAATCATTTGCAAAATAATTTTTAAAAACAGAGTTAGCCTGGTTCATTTTCTTGTCATAAGCCAAACCCCACTCCTTTCGTAATACTGTTTCATTTTCAACCTTGTTCAGCTCCAAGTCTTTTTTCGCCGTGTCCATCGCACCCTGTTCCAGCTGCGAGTAGTAATTCAGCACTCCTTGCACCTGGCTTGGGAGCAGATTCAGCTTATGCGCCTCGGCGATGAAATTCTTGACTGGCGTTTCACTCGCTCCATCCTGTAAAGAATATTTCACGTCATACTTGTCAGGGGAAGTTGGAACCCCCAGCTTCGTGTAAACATCCTTCCAGTCATCATCGGTTGCGTGTTTTCCTGGTATGGCGATCTTGTCCGCGCCGACCATTCGCTGCGCCGACACATATCCCTTCGCCAGCTGACCGACATCCTGGATGTTTTCCAAGGATGCCTCATTCCTGACATCTTCAGGCAAGGTGTCTAAAAAATTCGGTTGCTCGCTTGTTTGTTCAGATTGCGGCTCCACCGCAGTTGTCTGTTCTTCAGCCATTTTATTTTTTCTCCTTTGGTATTGGTTTCAGCATTGACTTAATGAAAAGCAACACTGCTCGCTGTCCTTCCAAAAAAGCCATCTCATTGGCATCCTTGGAAAAAGTTGAAACGTGATAAGCGCATCTGTTCTCCAGATCCGCCATCACATCCTGTCCTTCCTTTGAATTGAAAAGAACCTGGTATTTAATTCTTGATTGTTTTAAAATTTCCTCTTGATTAGGCATTATTCACTTCCTTTAACAGCGGAGCCGCTTTTCCACCAGCTTCAGCCATCTGGGATGCCTGATCCAGTTGAGCTTGTTGCTGCGCCGCTTGAGCTTGCTCCTCCCTGATCTGTGCAACCTCCTGATCGGATCGTAAAATTTTTCTCGGAACCCCCAGCACATCCGTTATGTGCTTGACAAGTTTGTCGGAGTCCAGATAATCCATCACAGGCATCATCTGCGCGAGTGGCGTGATTATTTCCAAGGATCTCAATATCGCCTGAACATCGCCAGTCCGCTGTGATCTAGCCAATGGGGAAACATATTCTATGTCTACTGTGCTACCTTGAAGCGTAACTGGTGGAACAGGCAGTATTTCCTTCCTTAATAATATATTGAAACATCGTGTAATCAGCGGTTGCAGCATCTCCGCCTGGAGCCTTCCCAGGACTGGTGCGAGCAATCGCATTTTTTCCTCATTCCTCTGCATAACCTCGGTCGCCGTCATCCTGACATCCTGTGACATCAGCAGCTGGTCCACGAAGTACGCCTGTCTGATTGACCCCCTCCTCTGATCCTCCAGGTTCAGTCCGACTGGCGTGTTCGCACCGATGTTGAGCGGTTCAATTCGATCCCTTGAACCAGATCTGTAATAATTCAATCCTCCTGGCTGGGTCCTGACTGGCAGAATGAAACTGTCATCAGGTACTAGGAGCGGCGGATCAACCATTTTCTGCGCCGCCTTGATCGTTGTCTCCGACATTTTATTTAACATTTTAATGTCAGGGAGCGCGGTCATGGATGGAGATCTTCCGTACGTCTCCGAGCTGGATTTCAACCATCTGGGAACGACAAACGGAAATTCGTTAAATCCTGAAATGGATATTATTTTCTTATCCTCATGATCATAATAAATGGAAGTGAACGGCATGGATGTGTTTTCCATGCGATACGGATTCTGCCTGTCATTGGGTTTAACGCAATGATGGAGCGTAACCTCGTCATACGGCTTGTCCTCCGCAATCTTTATTATTTTCTTTGACAGCTTGTCGCCGAACCGCTGAAAGGCGGCTCTAGCGGTCATCTTAAATTCCCTGTGAACTGTGTCGACTATCCCCTTGTCACTCTCCGAAATATAAATTTCCTTGATGTGCCTGGTGGAAAACCTTAAAAACTTCTGGTCATCCTCCTCGATCATCATGCACGCCGTTCCAAAGGTGATCAGATCAGTGTACAGTTCATGAATTTCCTGTTGGAAGTTAGACCGATCAAGAGCAATGTACATTGTTTGCGTACAGGCTTCTAGCCATTCTCTGCTTTCTTCATCGGATGCCAGCATTTCATTCTTGAACCGCATACTGAACCACGGAGTCGCCGCATTGGTGAGCATTCCGTGTAGGGAGGAAGATAGTAATTCCGCTGCGTGGAGAGCCGTGCCGTCAAAGATGAAAGTCGTTCTCTTATCCCCAGCCGACCTGGATTTCGTCACATCGGCTCGCCTCGGCAGACAATAGTCCGCAATCTCTTGCCAGTGATTCTCCCAGTTAGCTCTTTTTGATTTTAGCTTGCTGAACTGATCCGCTAATTGTTTCGCATCCTTCATATCATTTTTCCTTTATTCTCCCAGTGTTTTTTTCTTGTGTCCAGTCAATCCCAGGACTCCCAAAACATTTCTCGTGCTTGTGAACTTCTTGCCAGCCTGTTTTGCCTCAAATTTCTTTGTATAATCCGCATGCGCCTTTCCTGGCTGCAACAGATCCGTACTTGATTCAGCCATTCCCAGTTTCGCAATCGTACTCATAGGCTGGGGAACCATCAATCCTATCGCACCCTGAATAACAGTCTTGATCTTGTTCTGTGTTTTCAACATGGACTCGGAAATTGGAATGCTTGATAAAACACCAGTGGGATCACCAGATCCCATGGCTCCACCAGATATTCCATACTTCAGTTCGTTCCACAATTTAGAGTGTTTTTCGACTCCAGCCAGTTCCAAATATTCATTTGTGGCTGCGGATGCCTTTTCTCCATAAAAACCAGTTCCAGATTGTTTATCTTCCAAACCCAGTCTTTCCTGAACAAAACTTCTTCCTTCATCAACTCCTGTCGTCTTTAGTTCAAATTTTCTAGCCTCTTTTTCCTGTTTTTCCCTCAGACGTTCGGCTGCATCGGCGTATCTCTTATCCCTTCTCGCCTTATCCTCCAGTTCCCTGGCTTTTTTATCTAGTTTTGCCTGTCTTTCATCGTGTGCGCTTTGATTAGCTCCACCAGTTCCGCTTCCACCAGAATAGCTGCCGCTGTCGGTATTAGAGGAAGCCGTGCTTGCACCCATGTCAGGCTCCCAGCAAGGTTTTCTGATAAACGTCAGCCTCGCTCACATCGCCTTGCGTGCTTGTCAGTATCGTCTCCGTATATCCTTTTTTCTTCTTTTCCAGCTTCTTCTCCGCCTCCTTCTTCGCCGTGGTCAACTCCCCAGTCACTGGGTCGATGTATTCCTCCACATGCGTTGCTGGCGGCAACTCAGGCGGTGGCGGCGGTGGCGGCGGTGGAGCTGGCTTCTCTGGTTTTAAAAATCCCATGTCATATCCTCACTTCCAATGGATTGTAATTCGTTCCTGTCGCCAATTTTTCCATTCTCTTATTTTGATTCAAATCCAGTTCCTGTATGGCGACAGCCGCAACCCTCCAGGCATCCGCATAATGACTGGAGTGATCATGAACTGGCTTTGAAAAAACCTTCTGCTTGTCCATCCATTTCCTATGATACCACTTCATGGAATCCAGGAACGGCTTGCAGTTGTTTCGGTCAATAAAACTTTTCGCCAACAGGATCTGTCCAGCGTGCAGACCATCCTCTATCGGCAGCTTCGGACACACCTTGATGGGTCGCATCCCCATGGAGAACGCGTATTCCTTCCTGGAGTGTCCAGTGCTTAATTCTCGTTGCTCCACATCATGTGGAAACACATAATTCCTGATATTATAATTCGTCTTTTTTATGTAATCCGCATAGTGGTCCAGGGATTGATTGGAATTGTTATAACAGTCAATCACGAACAAGGCTCTGCCGATCTGCTGGGTGAACAACAGGCAAGTCTGGTCGGAGATCCCCAAATCAAAATACACGTCAACTGGGTATCCTGGATCATACGGAAAATGAGAAATTTTCTTTTCATCCTCCATCTTCTGTATGATCTTGCCGTACACCGATCCTGATATGTTGGCGGTCCAGGAGCATTCAAACTCCTGTGCGTACTGGTCCTCGGTCATCAGCTTCTTCGCCGAGTCCAATTCCTCCTGTGGCACGAGCTTCGTCTCACTCGCCTTGAAGATGCAAGTGAACCAGTCTCCCAACCCCTTCGCCTCCTCGTACAAGTCATAAAAGCTGTTCATTCCAGCTGGCGTTCCTATGAAACACACCTTCCCCAGCCTGTCCGCAATCGCTGGTCTGATGATCTCTGGAAACATGCGAGAGTCCATCTGCGCGTATTCATCACAGACGACCATGTCAAAGTATTGTCCACGACTGGCATCGACATTTTCACTCCCAAATAATGTTATGCGACCATTCGTGGGAAAATCGGCGCGCAGCTCCGTTTCATTGTACTTCATTCCAGGGATCTTCCTGGAAAATTCCTTCAGGTAATCCCAGGCGATCAATTTCGCTTGCACCCTGGTCGGGGAGAAAAAAACTCCCCTGAAATTCTTTTTTTTGCTGGTCAAGGCAAGTTTAATGAGGTGGTTAATCGAAAAAATTGTTTTACCTCCCCGTCTGTGCATCACGCATACGGCGAAGCGGTACTTGTCCAAGGCGTCATGCAGCATCTTCTGCTGCGGTCTAGGAGTGTAAGGTATTTTGATGATTTTCATCAGTGTATTGTTTCCTTGTTTGCATTTACTTCCAGGGGAATGACCTTTTGAATATTCAACGCGGCTATGATCAGCTCGGCGGCTGCAAGCGCGTCCTCCTTGTCGATGAAGTTCGTCAGGTCCAGTCTCACCAGGTTCTTTTTCTCGTCAAAGAACACGGCAGCCTGGATGTCGTTCATGTGCATCTGAGTGTCTAATTCTCCCATTGTATATAAAAAAAAGCCGCACGATTTTTGGGGATGGATCGAGTCGCGGAAAACCGCCATTTTTTATTTTTTTTCTCAAAAAACTTTTGATCCATTGTTACCCTGTCGGTTGCTCATCCCTTATATTCCCTAGTTAATCGTATTAGTGTCAGGTTTATTGTCACTTTCTTTACTCGATCCTCTTAATGCGCGCGTGGACTCATTGTTTTTAAGTTCAGGACTGCCATCATCAGACCATATAACTTTAATGACTGGATCCCCCACGTTCTCAATTGTCTGCTTGTCTCCGAATATGGACACCAACTTACTAGCCAGCCACCTTGCGTGTTGTAATTTCTCGCGGATTAGTTGCACTTGCTGCGGCTCTATCGGCTGCTCCAGTAAGTCTTGCATCTTATCCAGCCACGTCACGGCTCCCAGCTTGCGAGCCGTTAAAACCTTCTCCTTGAGTTTTTCATCCTTGTTCATCCATTTATAGATGGTCGCCAAGTTCGGCATGTCCTTAGGTCTGCAGATTGACGTTAAGGTGTTCCCAAGCTCGAGCAGCTCCAGGACCTTCTCTAATACTTCCTTTGATTTCTTCATATGTCTTATTCCTGTTTTGTTTTAAGTTTCTCAGTGAATTGATTTTGCCTTCCAATGTCGTCTGACCATAGCTAAGACCGCCGTGCATCCTACAGACGTACCTTCCGTTCTTCTTCAAGATCCCTTTAGCCAGGCACTGCCTCTTATATCGTTTTGTCATCGCCTCGCACCTGATTTTTTTACTTGGTCTGCCTGTCATGATTTTTTTTTAAATTATTTTATTATAATGCTTGACATTATATAACACTAGGCATTATAAGGGTTATGTATGTATGATTTATTAATAAAAGAACTCAAAACAGCGGAACAAAACGCCGTTAAAAATTTAGCAAGATATAAATTTAATAACTTCGGCTACTGGTCCGCAATTTGGGTCCATAAAAATAAAATGCTTGGATCACTAGGTTACAAAAAGCTGCCTAATCCATTCAAGACATTTGTACAACTAGCAAAGGAGATCAATCAATGAACTCCGAATTTATCACTTACGGCATCGTGGATAATGGCATCATGATCATTGGCGCAATGACTGGTTACAATCTTGAAAAATATTTACCCAAGAAATTGCAGAATGGT